ATGTCTTTGACCGAAGTAGGTATCAAGGCCCTTCGTCCAGCTGACAAGATCTCTCGTCATTTTGACTCCGGGGGGCTGTACCTCGAGGTGTCGCCGGCGGGTGGGCGGTGGTGGCGATTCAAGTACCGGATCGGCGGCAAGGAGAAGCGGATCTCGCTCGGGGTCTATCCGGCGGTATCGCTCAAGTCGGCGCGCCTGGCGCGGGATGAGGCCCGCCTCCTGATCGCTCAGGGTATTGATCCGGGCGAAAAGCGCAAGGCGGAGAGGGCGGCAGCATCTGGCGCTGATACGTTTGAGGTCGTTGCCCGAGAGTGGCACGCAAAGTGGAGGATCGGGAAGGACCCCCGCTATGCGTCGTACGTGATCACCCGGCTTGAAGGGGATGTCTTTCCGGATCTTGGCCGAAAGCCGATCGATACGATCACGGCGCGGGATGTGGTCGACCTGCTCAAAAAGATCGAGGAGCGCGGTGTGATTGATCTGGCGCACAAGGCGCTTGGAAAAATTTCGCAGATTTATCGATACGCCATTCCGCTTGAAAAGGCGTCGAGAAATCCGGCAGCCGATATCAAACCGGGTGATGTTCTCACCCCAAAAAAGAAACGCAACCTGGCCAGGATCGATGCGCGGGAGCTGCCGGCGCTACTGGTGGCTGTTGATGAGTACGACGGGAAGCCGCTTACTCGTCTTGCGCTCAAGCTGATGACGCTCACCTTCGTCCGCACGTCCGAGCTCATCGGCGCAGCGTGGGCTGAATTCGATGGGTCGTGGTGGCGGATCCCTGAAGAGCGAATGAAAGAGGATTCGCCCCACATCGTTCCGCTGTCGACCCAGGCGAAGCGGGTGGTGGAAGAGATCAGGAAGATTTCGGGCGAAGGCGCTCTCGTGTTCCCGGGTGAGCGGCGCGGATCGATGAGCAACAACACCATCTTGTTCGCGCTTTACCGGATGGGCTACAAATCGCGGATGACGGGGCATGGTTTTCGGGGGCTGGCCAGCACGGTGCTGCATGAGCAGGGTTGGCCACATGAGCACATCGAGCTGCAGCTTGCCCATCACGAGCGGGATGAGGTGTCGGCGGCGTACAACCACGCGCTATACCTTGGGCCGCGGGCCAAGATGATGCAAGCCTGGGCCGACTATCTCGACATTCAGCTGCTCAAAGGGCGAAAAAAAACGCCGGCGTAGATCCGGCGTGGTGGGTACTGGTGGCGCATGTCAGGCCGCTGCGTGATCTGCCGCCTGAATGCCTATCCCAAGCGCCTTGCGCACCTCGCCGCACATCCAGCGCGTGCAGCGTGTGGAGAATTTTCTGGGTTGGGGGAGCTTGCCGTCTTTTGTGTAAGCCCACACCGTGGCGCGGCTTACGCGCATCCATTCGGCCAGGTCTTTGTCCGTAAGCTGGGCGGAGTCTGGAAGGGTGTCGAAGTTTCGCATGATGTTAGTGGGGGTTTTAACCTTCATTTTTCGGGGATTCAAAACGTGCGATCTGAATCAGCACGTCTCTAAATTCAGGTGGTGTGGCATTGCGAATCCGGGTTTTGTCTTTGCCTCCGATCATCGCCATCATCCCGATTCGCCGGGCTTTTTCGTAGCCGTATCGCTCAAGGGCGACAGGGTGGATACGCTGCTCGCTTGGCCCCCACTTGAGGTCGGGGAGCTGGTCAGCGACGGCATAAAGCCAAGTGGCCTTGCGCGAAATGTGTCCGTAGTGCCCTTGCTCGACGTAGCATGTCATCCCGCCGAAGTCGTCGGCTTTGACCCATCCTCCGGCTTTTGGCGGGGCTTGGAGGCCGAAAAATTTCCATGCATGCGAGTGGGCCGGATGTTCGAGCACTCCCCCGTAATTGCGCACTGCGGTCAGGGCTGCCGCGAAACATCCGCCGTCCTCGCCAAGGCGGTGCTGGTTCGGCTTGTTCGGTGCGCCATGCCAGTATCGGCCCCAGCGTTGGCACGGTGGATGCGCAACGACGCGGTGAGGGCCGCGGTAAAGCCGCGCGTCGCGGGGTTCGTCCCACGGGTCTATTCCATCGATCCCAAAATATGCGCCGTCCGTCTCGACGTAAAGAGCTGCGATATGCACTGTCTTCAACCTTTGCCTTTCGGGGCTCAAAACGCCGGTTTGAAGGTGTCCGTCTTGATCCAGCGTTTGGAGCTCGGATTCATGACGGCATTGCCGGGGGCGTGCTGCTGGTACAGAGCAAAGTCCCGCGTTGCAGTCGCGCCGCCCACGCCGAAGAAGTCTTCGATCTGCGCGCGGGCGACGCTTCCGTAGTGCTTAAGCAGGAAGTCAATTAGCCGAAGCCGCTGCTCCTGGGCGTAGTTCATTGATCTGCACCTTTCGGGGTTCAATTTCCGCTAAGTATTGATGAGCGACTGCGACTACGATTGCTCGACGGGTAGCTTTTTCAGGATCGTCACCATGCGGCTCCATCGCCGCCCACCCATCCTTGTGATAGGTGGCTATCGCCACTCCCTTGCTGTCGTCCTGCTCTACTTTGATCTTGCGCGCTACAGCCAGGCTGAAAGCTTCTCCATTGCTATCGAGCGGCTCGAAACTCCAGCCCTCCCAATTCCAAAAGCACTGGCGTTGCTCGTCCCATGATCCAAGGTCAAAGTAGCCCATAGCTTTTGCGGAAAGCTCAGTTAATTCTCGGTCGTTCATCTTTCAACCCCCGGCTTCCGCAGATTGATCGGCAGCCAACTCCCACACCTTTGCCGCCTTGCCGTTCGGTTGCCTCATGTCTCGAACCTGGCCAATCTGAATGTAGGCATGCAAAACCCGGGATACGGTAGGCCGCGCAAAACCGGTCGCTTCGCAGAGTGCTGTCGTCGTGGCGCGCTTCATCTCGGTGAGTGCAGAGAGCACTGCAGCGCCGGCGGGGCCTTGGATCGATGCCCAGAGGGCCTTGTCCATGCCTGAAGGGCAGCTTGGCGGTATCAGGCCGTCACGCTTCCGGATGGATGATTCCGCCCATTGGTGAGCCGCCGCGCCGGCACTCGCGCCGTCAAACCGACGCACTCCAATTTCGGCAAGGTGTACGGTGATCACGGCTGTCTCCTAGGCGGCGGATTGGGTGGTCAGCAGGTCGGGCTGGATGGTTTTATCCTTCCCTCTGGCCGGGCTTGCCCGGCCGCTCTTCTTGGGTTTCTCGTGCCTCGCCGCGGTAGCGGCCTCTTCAGCCCCTTTGGCCGTTTCGGCTCCCGGCGCCGGCGCAGCTTGTTCGGCGGGCGGGGTGGTTTCGGCCTGCGCAGCGCCTTCGGCTTCGAGCGCCAGCGCCGCTTGATCGGGGGTAGAAGCGCTTTTCTCGGTGGATTTCGCGCCCGATTTGGGTTTGTCGGCGTCCTGATCCGCCTTGATGGCGGCAGGGTCGAGGCCATAGCCTCGGGCGCAGTCAAGCAGCTGGGAGGGTGTTTCAAGCGAGGCTGCCCAGTAGGGTACGTCGAGCATGCCGGCCAGCGCGCACAGCGTCATGAAGCGCACGAGCGTTCCCGCATCCATGCCTTCCACGTTGATCGCGGCCACGCGGGCGTTGTTGTCGGCATAGTCGCCGTCGGGAAGCCAGTGCCGGGCCAGCTGTTCCTGGGCGGCGCTGCCAATCCGCGCCCAGAATTGGCGGGCAATCAGTCGACGGTTTTCCAGCGTCAGCGGCAGTGGCATGGGCCGGTGGCCCATGAACGCCAGCATCTGGTCATCGATCTGCTTGAACAGCGTGGAGCGGAATTGCGCCTCGGCCTTGGCCTGGGCGGCGCGGGTATCGACGACGGCGGGCTTCGAGCTCGCGGCGCGCTCCGTGGCGGCTTCGTGCTCGGCCAGAACGTGCCGGTGCTGATACTCGGCCAGCACCGTCACCTTCACCACCTCCACCAGCTTGCCCGTAAGCTGGTGGGGCACCAGCAGGATGTCTTCCGGGTTCGTCACCACCTCGGCAACGGATTGCCATTCGCCGGCGTACCACGTCTTTTCGTCCAGGCGCTTGTACGTATGGATGGTAAATCCGCTGTTGTAGGGCAGGATCTTCTCCGCGTCTTCGTCGCTGGCCACCTTGCGGCCTGCTGCCCGCGCCTGGCTGGCCATCTGCTCCAGGTTGTAGGTGCGCTTGGCCTGGTAGCAGGTGGGGTCAGTGCAGATGTCTGCACTGCGCACGTCGCGGTACAGGTCGGGCTGGTTGCCGGTGCGCTTGGGGCAGGTGCTGCAGTCGCCGTGGACGAGCGACAGCGTGTCGGGCGGGAAGGGCGCCTCCCGCAAGTCCAGCATGTAGTGGGTGCGGATGTGCTCGGCGGCGGCCCGGTGGTTCATGTCGTCCTGCAGTACCTCGCGCAGGGCTTCGTCCTGCAGGGTGGCGGGCAGGCGCGCAATCAGCAGCGCCACGCTCTTTTCCAGATCACCGGCCCGGAAGGCCTCGCGCGCCGCCGCGCCCAGCCCGCACAGCTTGAGCCGGCCGTAGATGTAGCCGCGGCTCTTGCCGATCTTGTCGGCCAGCTGCTCGGCGGTGTAGCCGCAGGTGGTCATCATGGCGTTAAAGCCTTCGGCCTCCTCGAGCGCGTCCAGGTCGTCACGGTGGAGGTTCTCGATCACCTGGATTTCCAGCACTTCCTCGTTGGTCAGGTTGCGCACCGTGGCAGGGATCAGCTTCAAGCCCGCATCCTTTGCTGCCCGCCACCGGCGTTCGCCGGCCACCAGCTCGTAGTAGGGCATGTCCCCCGTCCAGGGGTAATCCACCGGCCACGGCCGCACCACGATGGGCTGAAGCACGCCCAGCTTGCGCACCGATTCCACCATCTCGGCGTGCTTGTCGGCGTTGAACGTCTTGCGCGGGTTGGTGGGGCTGGGGCGCACCGTCAGGGTGCCCACCGGCTGGCTCATGGCCTGCCGGGCTTCAGGGCTTTTGGGGTCGTAATCCATGGTCGTCACCGAAAATTGGTGGCCTTGCACACCAGTTCCCGGATTCCTTCTGGGCTGGATCGCTGGCCGATGTACACGTTGTCGGGCTGCTGCTGGCGATACAGCAGGTAACGGGTGCCGCGAGCGCCCGGCTTTTCGACCACAAAACAGCCGTGGTCCCGGGCGATCTGCTTGGCCTCCTTAAGCTGCTGCAGCGGGCTGTGACGCCGGCACATGGCCGTAGTCCACGCCGCCGGCCGAGGTCATGGCCATGTCGCGGGCGATGTCGTAAGCCTTCTGGCTGGCCTCGGCTTCACGCCATCCGGCGGCGATGATGAAGGGGCCGTCGTAGGCGGCTTCGGTGGTGGGCGCCTGGGCGAAGTCGTCGATCACGCGCAGGGCTGCAGAGAGTTCGGACTTGGTGCTGGCGAGCTCGGTTTCGTGCCAGGCGAGGGCTTCCTGCAGCTTTGCCAGCTTCTGGTTTGCCACCACCAGCGCCAGTTCCGTGTCGGCGTCTTGCTTCAGTGAGGCATGAAGCGCATCGATCGCCTGGCCCATGATCTTCACGGCGTCCAAGCCCTTCGCAAAATTGGTGGGCACGTATTCGCGAGCCAATAAATCAATCTTCCCAAGCTCGATTTCGTCCTGGCACCACTTTGAAAAGAGTTCTTCGTACTGATTCTTGAGCTCTGCGATCAGCGCCGCCGATCCGTCCACCCCGGATTCCGCTGCGCCAACAGCTTCATCCGGGGCGTTTTCATGACGGGCCGCGCCTTCGCCCTGGAAAGGAGACAGATGCGCGATCGCGGCTTCCGGGGTTGTTTCCGATTCCGACACTCCCGGCTTGTCGGGTGCCGCGGTGGTCTGCGCGGCGGTGGTACTCGGCGAGGTATCCTTGGCCAGGGCTTCGCGGCCCTTGGCGGTGATGCTGTAGTAATAGGCGCGCTTGGTGCCGATCTTGCGCTCGGTGCGCAGCACCAGGCCCTTCGTTACCGCCAGATTGATCGTGCCCGTCACGGTGCGGCGGTCGAGGTTCGTCTCTGCCGCAATGCGGTCGCTATCGGCGCTGTCCATCCGGTAGATGGTGTAGAGCATGTGCAGCGCCTGCAAAACGGCGGTGGTCGGCTTGATGTCAGTCATGGCGGTGATGTCCTTGAAAGGTGAGGGCGGGTTCCACCCGGCGGCCGCCGGGCAGCGGGGCAAACTGGGTGCAGGCGGGTTGCATGTGCAGGTGGCGGTTGCACGTCCAGCGGCGGATGCCGGTGGGCGAGATCGTGAAGATCACCCGCTGGCACCGCTGGCATTCGTCGGGCGGCGCCACCTGGGCGCGCATGTCGGCTTCGGAGTAGGTCATGGCATTACCGCGACGGTGGAGGATCGCGAAGTGAGTTTTTTTGGCTAGGAAGAGTGGCTAGCGCGCAAGCGGGAGGAAGACAGCGGGGGTCGGTTGGCGGATTTTTGTGATATTCATAAATAATGCATTTGGCACATCCAAAAATCCGGCGGGGTGCAGCTTGGTGCAGGCATTTGCCACCATTCCCAAAGCTCGAGCACTGAAAGAAGGGGGTTAAGTACATGGCTATTCCGCCCCTGCAATTACTGCTGCCCGCCCGTCCGCCCGGTCGTCGTTGATCTGCACCGCCACCAGCGCGGCGAGGATGCACACCACCATCACCACGGCGTCGCGGTGGCGGTGCAGGGCTTGGGCGATGCGCTTCATGCCGCCACCTGCTGGGCCTGCATCACCAGCGCCATGCGGCGGCCGTCGGCGTGCTTGAAGTGGGCCGTCACGCTGCCCAGGGCGTTGCTCCAGCTGGCCCCGGCTGCGCGGTAGCCGTGGGCCGAAAACACATTGATCCACGCGTCGGCCGTGGCTTCGGCGGCAATCACAAAGGTCTCGCGCCAGGCCAGCCAGCCCACCGCGTCGGGCTTGAGGCCGGTGTCGGCGGCTTCGTCCAGCAGCGCCTCAAAGTCGCAAATCTCGGGCGCGGCCTGGGCGGCCTTGTCGGCCAGGTGCGGCAGGTGGGCGCGGAAGATGTCGAGCAGATCCATGGTCAGCCCCCCATCCGCATGCGCCAGGCATCGGTGGCAATGTTGGCCAGCTCGATCAGCCCCTGAAAAAGCAGGATCAGGGCCGACGATCCGGCCACGATCATCACGATCACGATCACCAGAAACATCGCCAGCCCGCACGGCTCGGCGGGTTTCTGGCGGCAAGGGGGCACGATGGCCCGGCGGGGAATGTCGTCCATGGGGATGAGCTCCAGCGGTTGCCGCCCGGATTGCACGGCGTCGTGCAGCGGCAGGGTGAGGGATTCGGTAAGGGCTGCCTGCTCCACGTTGGCCAGCCGCACCGCCCGGGCCAGCTGCATGTGCAGCCGGTAGGCCGGCACGTTGGCCGTGCGCGGCGCCTGGTGCGGGTGGGTGGCCACCGCCGGGCGCAAAAACGCCACGGGCGGCGGAAAGCGGCGGGGGAGCGGGCGCGCGGGCATGGTCAGTACATCGCGTGGCGCGGCACCAGGCACAGCTCGCCAGCTTTGATGCGGGCCAGCGTGATGGTGGCGCAGTGGTCCATCACGGCATTGATCAGGGGCTGGGCATCGGTGTTGCTGCCATGGCTGGCCACGAACGGGCGCCAGAGGGCAAAGCGCGCCCGGTCGTCCTGGGGGTTGATCCCGGCCAGCGCCTCGGCCTGCCCCAGCGTCCAGAAGCTGAAGCCCGAGAGTGCCTTCAGGCGGTCATGCGGACGGGTGACTGCACGCGTTTTCACTTGCTGCCTCCTTCGATGCCGGCCGACGGTGTCGGGCTTCGGTGGAGGCATTAAACACCACGTTTACTTAAGCAGTCAACACTGTGTTTAAGTTTGGGCGTAAAAAAACCCGCCAGGCGGGTTTGGGGAGGGGGCCGACGGTTACCTGATTCGGTAGCCGATGGCTGCAGCAATGATGCCCCACACAAAAATGATGATGAGGGCGGCAGGGATGGCGGCAAATGACGCTTTCACAAAAAGCCAGACAAGTGACGTAAAGGAAATGTCAATGTCGGTGACGCGCACTTTTACGCTGTAGGGCCACGCTATTTCAATCGGCGGCGTACGTTCAGGCTTGGGTGGTTCAGGCTTTTGGTCGCGGATGGCGGCCTGGGTGTAGGGGTTGTTGCACATGGGGCAGTGGGTCAGCGGGCCAATCTCATTGGGGCCGCGCTGATGCCCGCAGGTGGTGCAGATGATAGGCATTGTCATTCCGCAAAGGCAGGGTTCTGGATGGGCTCAACCCCGTCGGGGTCTAGTACAGGAGAATACATCGATGCCGTCTGAAGTAGGTCAAAAATGATACGTAACTGCTCAATCGTGGCTTCTTCGATATTGGAAAGCCCAAAGATCGGTAACACGCGCGTGCGTAGCGTTAGCTGCAGCCGGTTGTGATTTGCAAACCGATCGAGCCGGTCCCGCTCATGGAGATCGGCGGCGGTGTCCAGCAACGTCGCACTGTCGAACCGTGATGGCATGATGCAACCCTCCGTGGGTCACATCCTCCCTTTTTGGCGTCGTTTGCACATCTGCAAAAAGTTATAACTTTTTGGCGTAAGCGCGTAAAACCGTGAATTATTTCACGCGCCTGGTGTTGGACTTTGCTGGTTTTGTTTGGATTGCCTGGCGCAACCGCTGCACGAAGATGTCCGCCACAAGCGCAGGATCAACCGATGCAATGCTGGATCTTGATTCAGACAGCATTTCCGAAAGTTCGGTGGCAATGGTTGTTTCGTCGAACCGGTTGTGGGTGCCTCTCAGCGCGGCGGCAAGGTCTTTTCTCGACCCGAGCTGCTCTCTCGGAAGGCCGGCGGCTCGCAAAACGGATTGAACGCCCACGACGACGGCAGTAATGGTCGCGTCCGAAATCACGCGATAGTCGGCTTCGCTCTCAGTCGCCAGTCTTGGCGGCATCGCCCCGTGCATGCTTCCCGCGCCGGTTTTAAGCCATCTGCTTTCGCATCCGATGAATTCTTCGGCCGCGAGGATGCCCTCCGCAGACATTCCGCGTCGCTCCCAGTTGTTGAGCACCTGGGGCGAAATGTTCATGGCGCGTGCGACCGCCGTTGGCTCTGAAAGTCCTTTCAGAGCCTTCGCGGCTTCGTAGAGGCGGACGGCGGTTTCATGCATGGCGCATTATCCTGCAACTAAACACCGTGTTGTTAAACGTAGTGTTTGAGTTTTGGTTAAACATGGTGTTTAATGTCGAAAGTGAAACACTCGCCGACCACCCATGACCCCCGAAGAGTCCCGTGCATTGATCGTTGCTGCTGGTGGCGATATTGCGTTTGCCAAGCGGCTCGGGCTGCCGCCAAAAAAAAATCTTCAGCAGCGTGTCAATAACTGGCGCCGCCGTGGCATCCCCGCATCCGTTGTGCTCGATCACTACAAGGCAATCGACGAGCTCAAGCAGCAGGCTGCCACGTGATGCCGTCCACCCCGTTCTCCCTCCGCAGTACGTTCCCCCGTCCGTTCCGCCAGGCGCGGACGGGGTTTTTTTTGAAGGATTCCGCCATGTGTGACCCGAAAACCCAAGACGTGCTGCAGCAGCGGCTTTCCGAATTTCGCAAGCGGATGGGGGTGGGGCGCCCTAGTGCGTCCCCGTCTCCTTCTTCTGCGCCTCTTCCTGATCGCGTGTTGCAAGCACGCTGGCTACGAGACCTTGTAGAGCTGGATCTGATACGCCTTGTGCGCGAGCTTTCTGGGCGGCCGACGCGGTCATTTTTGCCATCAGCCGGTCGCGCCACGCGTTGGGGCCTGCGAGCTTCTGCATTGCGCCTTCGGCTGCGACTAGCTGTCGCAGAAGTTCGCCTGCGTTTCCTTGAGTGGCAATCGAGCCGGTGAGGATGGTCATGGACTGCTCGATGGCCTCGACGAGTAACTCGAGGTCTTCAAGTAGGCCGTTGAAGGCAGTCGTGTCGAAATTGCTCATTTCAGGTTCCTTCCAGGTTGAAAACGCCATTTTGTTTTGTTGGGTGCGAAATGAGAAGTGAGTATTTGCGATGGCTGGCTGTCCAGCGGCTCCGGCAGATCGCCCATGGGGTGCCGCGTGATCCTGTTCCGCCGCATCTCCGCAACACGACGCCGGCTGAGTTGCCCTCAGGCGCTGCTGGGGGTTTATTAAGGATTGACATGGACCGTGAAGAAATCTGGCGCCGGTTGGGTGAGTTGATCAGATCCAGTCTCAATGGGCGCAGCACCTATGTGCCGAAGCGTGGTGGTGTGGGTGATTTTGATTCTCCTGGCGGGTTTATGGCGCTGCCGGCGGGTTATCAGTATTCAGAGATGCCCCGTAAAGGCCGCCGGCAAGGCGTTCGTGCGCTTCGAGCACGATTCGCCGAAATTCGTCATCACAGTCGGCCGACTCAATTTCGTTCGTCAGACGGTCAAAAGCCTGGGTTGCGGTTGATAGCCGTTGATCGCCAGCCAGCGTCGAATCAGCAAGCGCGGTAATCAGGGATTCGAGGGCGAGGATGCGCGCATTGGCGTCCTGTAGTGCGAGGGCAAGCAGGTTGTACTTCTCTTCCATGTCCATCTCGATCTCCTTTGCATGTGCCCAGTATGGGCAAGACGATAAACAGATAACAGTGAGGGATTGCAGCCATGTCTAAGTCGGATGCACTGCGGGTACTCCATGACGAGCTTGAGGATAGCCCGGGCGGTATTGCTGCCCATGCCCGGGCCATCGGCCGCACCCCGGCGGTGCTGTACAACAAGTTCAGCGAGGCCAACCCCCATAACGAGGTCACGCTGCGGGAGTCGATTGCCCTGGCGCATCGCGTGGCAGGCACGGCCTTTGTGGATGCGGTGTGCGCCGAGTTTGGCGGGGTTTTTGTGCCGGTGGCTTCCGAGCCCGGCGGGAATGATGACCTCCTCGAGGCAAACCTGCAGATGGTGCGCCGCTTTGGCGAGCTCGCCCAGGCCTTCATTGCCGCCCGCGCCGATGGCGTGATCACCCCCGACGAGCTGTCCACCATCGATGCCGACGGCCGCGCCACGGTGAAGGCGGTGCTCTCATTCGTAGCCGAAGTCAGCGCCATCGTCCGCCCGCAGGAGGGTGCCAGTCATGACTGAAGACGACATGGCCACGGCGCGCGAGGAGCAGGACCGCGAACTCGCCCTGAAGGTGCGAAAACCCGGCGGCCCGGCGGCGACGGGCGTTTGCCTGTGCTGCGGTGAGCCGGTGACGGATGGCCGCCGCTGGTGCGATGCCGACTGCCGCGACGACTGGCAGCGGGGGGAGGCGCGCAAGGCGCGCTGATCGTCATGTCCCGTATCGATTTCAAGGCCCTGGCGGATGCTGCCCTGGCGCGCGCCGAGCAGCTGCTGGCCATCTGGCTGCCCGGTGGGCATTCGGTTGGCGGAGAGTGGCGCGCCCGCAATCCGCTGCGGCATGACAACCATGAGGGGTCGTTTTCGGTCAGCATCACCACCGGCGCCTGGGGCGATTTCGCCACGGATGATGCCGGCGGCGATCTGGTCGAGCTCTACACCTACCTCTTTCACGGCGCGGGCAAGCCTACCGCCAAACAGCGGGTGCAGGCTGCCCGTGAACTGGCCGATCTGCTGGGCATGCCGGATGCCGTGCCTCCGCCGCCCAAGTGTGGCGCCGTTGCACCTTCCAGCGCCCCACGCGCTGGCGTACTGCTGCCCGATGAACCGCGTGAGCGCGTTCGCAAGACGCCCTGGGTGCCGGTGCTGCCGGTGCCGGCCAATGCGCCAGAGCCCCCGCGTGCGCATGAGTTCCGCGGTGTGCCCGAGCGCGTGTGGACGTATCGCGGCTTGCAAGGCGAGCTGCTGGGCTTTGTGTGCCGGTTTCGGTCGTCGGACGGCGGGAAGGAGATCATCCCCCTCACCTGGTGCCGCCACAAAACGAGCGGTGCCTTCGCCTGGAAGTGGTTGCAGTGGGACGAGCCGCGCCCGCTGTACGGGCTGGATCGGCTCGGCAAGGCTGCTCCGGGAACGCCCGTGTGTGTGGTGGAGGGCGAGAAGTGCGCTGATGTTGGTCAGGCTGAGCTTGAAGGGTGCGTGGTGCTGTCCTGGCCCGGCGGCGGAAAGGCTGTTGATAGGGCGGACTGGTCGCCTCTTTCGGGGTGGGATGCCCCGATTACGACTTGGGCCGACTGCGACGCCAAGCGCAAAAAGCTGACCAAGGAACAGGTGGATGCAGGGGAAGATCCCGCCGCCCAGCCCTTGCTGGATGAGGCCGATCAACCCGGCGTAAAGACCATGGCCCGCCTGCGCGGCATCCTCGCCAATTTTGGCCGCGAGCTCTTCAACATCCAGATCCCCGCGCCCGGCGAAAAGCCGGACGGGTGGGACATAGCCGACGCAGTGGAGGAGGGCCTCACCGGCGCCGATCTGCGCGCCTGGGTGGCCGATCGAACCCGTGCATGGCCCGAAGCTGCACCCGAGCCCGAGCCTACCCCTCAGCCTGCCGCCGAAGTGCCTCCTACCGCCGAAAAAGCTCCGCGAAAGGCGGGGAAGAAGGGCGGCAAGGGCCCAGGTTTCGACGAGCGCAACCCGCCGCCGCCGGGCGACGACGCCTGGCGCTGGAACCTCAAGCTGGATCGTGACCACAACGTCACCGGCTGCCTCGCCAACGTACATGACGTGCTGCTGCATCGCGAAGAGTGGCAGGGCGTGCTGGCTTACGACGAATTCGCCCAGCGCGTCGTCAAGCTCAAGGCGCCGCCCTATGCGGGCCACGCCGAGAACAACGAATGGACGAGCGTGGACGACACCCGCGCGGCCATCTGGATGACTCACGCCGAGCGCATGACCCCCACCTCCGCCACCGTGCTCGAGGCCGTCGAGGTCGTCGCTCGCCTCAACCCCATCCACCCCGTGCGCGACTATCTGCGCGCACTGCCGGGCTGGGACGGCATCACCCGTCTGGATCACTGGCTGAGCGACTTCCTGCAGGTAGAGGATTCGCCTTATGTGCGGCTGGTCGGGCGCATGTTCCTGATCGGCATGGTCAAGCGGGTGATGGAGCCCGGGTGCAAGTTCGACTACTGCCTGGTGCTCGAAGGCACCCAGGGCCTGCGCAAATCCACTGCGCTGTCCGTGCTTGGCGGCCAGTGGTTTGCCGACACCGACCTCGATCTCCACAACAAGGATGCCATGAGCGCCCTGCAGGGCGTGTGGCTGCACGAATTCGCCGAGATGGGCTCAGTGGCCCGAGTCGAGGCCACCAAGCAAAAGAGCTTCCTATCCCGCCGCGAAGACAAGTACCGCCCCGTGTATGGCCGGCGAGACATTCGTGTGCCGCGCCAGCTGGTCTTTGCCGGATCCACCAATGAATGGGCGTGGAACAAGGACCCAACGGGCGGGAGGCGCTTCTGGCCGGTCATGGTCACTGCCATGATCGACGCCGAGGGCCTCGCCCTGGTGCGCGACCAGCTGTTTGCCGAAGCTCTTGTAGCCTGGCGCAACGGCGAGCCGTGCAACCCGTCGCCCGAGCAGCAGCGCGATCTGTTCGACCCCGAGCAGCTGGCCCGTGAGGCCGGCGACGATCTCGTTGATGCAATGTACGAATGGGTGCACAAGCAGGTCGCCCCATTCTCTGCCGCCCATGCCGCAATGGATGGGCTCAAGCTCGATGCAAGCAAGCTCACGCGGGACTTCCAGACCCGCCTGGGCATCGCGTTGCGAAAACTCGGCTGCACCCGGTTCGAGAAGCGCAACGGTACGGTCCGCTACTGGTACAAGCCCCCCGCAAGAAATGGGGTCACGTCGCAAGCCGATCTGCCGTCTGATCTTCCGTCCCCGGGCTATGGCATGGACACCTACCGCCATGCCGACGCGCCGTCAGATGACGACAAGGGGGTGCATCGTGCGCCGTTCTGATCGTCAATTCCGCGCCGAGGTTAGGAAGGTTAGGAGCAGGTTAGGAAGGCTGAAACCCGCGCCAGTGCTGGCGCTTCCTAACCTTCCCAACCTTCCTAACCTTTTTCTCCACGTATGTGCAGGTGCGCGCACACACGTGTGCATGGGCGGGCGGGCAGGCGCACACCCGCGCGCGTGCGCGCCTGCGCTCACTCGTCTTTACACGTTCGGAAGGTTAGGAAGGTTAGGCAAAGGCAGCAGCAGCGCGGGTTTCAGCCTTCCTAACCTGCTCCTAACCTTCCTAACCTCCACCATTCGAGGGTCAGCTATGGCCAATCTCGCCCAGATGCGCGCCGATTGGGGCGCGGTCATCCCCGATCTCGAGGCCAAGGGCTGGCCGGCGGAAGAGCTTCAGGCGCTGGCCGATCAGGTAAAGGCCGACATCGCAGGGGGCGACGCCGCACTGGCCGACGCCTGGGCCGCATGGCTCGATGGCCACCGCCGCGCCATCTGCGCTCGCGTGGCCGTCCTGCGTTGCGAGAACTGCGCCCACCTCCACCTGGTGGGCGGAAACCGCGGCCAGCCCACCACGGCCTCCCCGTACTGCGGCGGACCGCGTGACGATCTTTCCCCCGCCTACACGCCCGGCCATCCCCTGCGGCATCTCCCGCGTGATGGCGGCACCACCTGCACCTTCTGGAGCGCACGATGACCGGCATCTCCCTCAGCATTCGCCACGACTGGCCCAACCTGCAGCGCCGTCTGTCCGTGCTCCAGAAGGACATCGCCGACAAGGCCATGGCCCGCGCCCTCAACACCTGCATCCGCCAGGGGCAGGCCGCCATGGCCCGCCGCATCTCGGCCGAGTACCGGATCACCCAGTCCGTGGTGCGTCAGCGCCTCACCATCACCCGCGCCCGGCGCGTGGCAGGCAAGGTCGAGCTCACTGTCTCCCTCGAAGCCACCCGGCGCGGCAAGGGCCGCTCCATGAACCTCATCGCCTTCCACACCGGAGGGGGGCGCACCCTCAAGTCCGGGAAGAAGCAGCAGCTCAAGTTCCAGATCCGCCGCACCGCCGGCCGCAAACAGATCACCGGCGCCTTCGTTGGCAACAAGGGCCGCACCATCTTCATCCGCGAAGGCAAAGGCCGTCTCCCCATCAAGGCTGTCAATACGATTGACGTGCTGCAGATGTTCAACGTCAAGCGCATCAACATCGCCGTCCGCGAAACCATTCTGGCCAACCTCGAGGACGTCTTCGTCCGCGAACTCCGCGTCGTTCTCGGGGGCTTCGCCAAGTGATCATCACCCCCACCCCCTTCACGGGTCCTTCCCAGTCATTCCCCCCACGGCGCGAGACGACCCCGATTTTTCTCCAGTTTTTTCTTGTGCAGCGAGGTAAGTAAGTGCGAATCATCGGGCAGGAACAGATCGCGGCCCTGTTTGGCGTAGCGCCGAAGACCATCGTGGAGTGGCAGGAGGCGGGCTTTCCGATCGCGCTGCGCGGATCACCGGGCATCCCGTCGGAGTACGAAAGCGACGCCTGCATAAACTGGCTCGTCGCTCGTGAGGTGCGCAAGGCCTGCACCGAAACTCCATCGGATCGGCTCGCACGGGTGAAGGCCGACCAGATCGAAATGGCGAACATGAAGGAGCGCGGCCTGTTGATTCCCGCCGCTGAGATTGAGCCGCGTATGACCGGGGCCATCGTTGCAGCGCGTGAACAGCTGCGCGGCGACGCGGGGCCACTCGCGCGGCGGGCTGTTGGCAAGACGGCCGAAGAGATTGAGGCGATGCTGTGCGAGTCGTTCGACGCTTTCCTCACCGAGCTCAGCCGGTGGAATCAGGACGACCTCGACGAAGACGACGACGACCCGCTTGAAGGGGAAGACGAATGAATGCCCCCGCTCCGCGCATCCTCGCCCCGTGGGCAATGCAATCGCTCAACGCGATGTTTGCACGCGTATTCACAAAGTTCCGGCCGCGTCCCAAAGAGCCCATGATTGAGTGGGTCGAAAAATTCCGTCGGCTCAGCACCGAAGAGTCCCCCGACTTTGGCGGAGACCCGCCGCGCCCCTTCAGCCTCGACAACATCCCTGCCATGCGCGGGATCTTTGCCGCCTGCTCTGACCGCAAGGTCCGCCGCGTCGTCCATCAAAAGGCTGCGCAAGCTGCGCATACCGGCGGCCTGGTGTGCTCGATCCTCGGCTATCGAATCCACCGCGACCCCTGCATCATCGTCGTCATGTTCCCGCGGGTGCAGTCCTCCAAGGACTTCGCCACCGAGAAGTTCGATCCGATGATCCGCAGCACCAAGCCTCTGAGTCGCCGACTGCGGCTCAAGTCCCGCACCGACGGCAACTCCACCACCCGCAAGAAATTCGACGGCGGCCTCATCAAGTTCGTAGCATCCAACAGCCCGGCCGACGTCAAGTCCACCACCGCAAAAGTGCGCATCGTCGAAGAGCCCGACGACACCGCCAAGGACGTGCGCGGGCAGGGCAACTCCATCGCCTTGCTGAGAGAGCGTGGCAAAACCGTCCGCGAATCCTTCGAGCTAATCGGCGGCACCCCCACTGCTAAAGGCGCGTCGCAAGTCGAAAAAGAAATGCAGACCACCGACCAGCGCTACTTCTACGCTGCCTGCCATCACTGCGGCGAATCGCACAGCCCCGAGTTCGAGCACGTCACAATCCCCGGCCTCAATCTCAGTGCCGACGATCTCGCCGACCCCACTATCGACACGCGCTATCCCTTCCGCCCGATCTACGGCCGGGCCCGCTGGGAAGACGCCTTCTACACCTGCCCGCACTGCGGCGGCATCTGGACCGACGAAGAGCGCGTCGCCAACATCCGCAAGGCCGCCTCCGTTCCGCCGCTTTACGGCTGGGTGCCTACCGCCGACAGCCCCGACCCCGGCTTCTACTCCAACGAGCTGCTGGCCGTTTTCGAAGGCTCCTATGTCCCGCGCCTGGCCGAAAAATACCTGCGCGCGCTACACCTCATGGAGCAGGGCGACCCAACCGAAATGATCGCCTTCGAAAACTCCACCCGCGGCCGCTGCTGGGAATACAAAGGCGAGCTCCCAGAAGAAGACGAGCTCCGCGCCCGCGCCGAGCAATACGCCGAATGGTCCGTCCCCGCTAGCGCCATCGTCCCGCTCATCAACGTCGACGTGCAGCACGATCGCCTGGCCGTCACGTGCTGGGTCGTCGGCCGTGGCGAAGAAATGTGGCTTGCCTACTGGGGCGAGCTCTACGGCCAGACCATCGTCTCCCACGCCGGCGCCTGGCTCGAGCTCGAGCAGCTGCTCACCCGCACCATCCGCCATGCCACCGGCGCCACCCTTCGCATTGCCGGCGTCACGATCGACTGCGGCGACGGCAACACCTCCGACGCCGTCTATGCCTTCGTCCGCCGCCACCACCGCGAAGACCGCCCGGTCCTTGCCACCAAAGGCGCGCCCGACGACATCGGCACCGTCGAAATCTGGACGCCCCCCAAGCCCATTGATCCCAACAACCGGGCCACCAAAGCCAGCCGCTTCGGTGTCCAGGTCCACATCATCGGCACCGCCAAAGCAAAAGATTTGATCCTGGGGGGCGCCACCGGCCACGGCCGAATCCGCCTGGATGGCAGCGGCCCCGGCCGCATGCACTGGTACAAAGACGTCCGGCCCGATCTCTACGAACAGCTTCTCTCCGAAATCAAGATCCCATCCCGGCAAGACCCGCGAAAGAAGCGCTGGAAAGCCCGCACCGATCGCCGCAACGAAGCCCTGGACTGCACCGTCCAGGCCGTCTATCTCTGCCGGCATCTCCGCCTGCACCTGCGCCGCCCGGTCCAATGGGATCTCGACGAGATCCGCCTGCGCCAAGGCTCCATCCTCGACGAAAGCCAAACCCCCATATCGGCGCCGGCGCCTACCGCCACCGCTCAGCAGCAAACCCCCGCGCCCTCTGACGCCCCGGCTGCAGACTGGCAAACGCTCATGGCCAACCGAAAGGCAACCCGCCGTGGCTGACGACCTCCGAGACATCCTCGACGCCGCCCGCGCCAACCTCACCGACGTCCCCGACGACGTCTGGCAGCGCTTCGAATCCTTCGTCCGTGGCAGCTACGGCACCCGCCGCATCTACATCCACGCCCTCAGCCGCAAGCAATCCCGCCTGCAAGCCATCGCCAACGCCGGCGCCGACGCCGACGCCGCCGACCTCTCCCGCAAACTCGGCATCACCGTCCGCCATGTCCTGCGGCTCAAAAAGCTCACCGAATAACCTCCGTCGCCGCAAGACATTCCTTGCCTAGAAATGTCACCCCCGGAGAACCATTCTCCGGGGTATGAGCTCCCCCGACACCCTCCGCGCCGGCGACTCCGCCACCTGGCTCGAAACCACCAGCCCTCCCGCCGCCGACGGCTGGACCATCAAAGCCCGCATCCTCTTCAAGGCCGGCGCCAGTGCTGTCGACCTCACCAGCGTAGAGGAGGGCGCCGCCGCCCGATTCACCCTCAGCGCCGCCACCACCAGCGCCTGGCCCGCCGGGCAAGCCACCCTCATCCTCTACGCCGAGCGCAGCACCGGCCCCACCCTCGAGCGCACCACCATCGCCACCCGGCCGCTCGGCGTCCTGCCCAACCTCCTCACCGCCACCGCTCACGACGGCCGCAGCCTCAACCGCCGCACCCTCGCCGATCTCGAAGCCGCCCTTGCGCAATACGCCGCCACCAAGGGCCACGTCCAAAGCTACACCATCGCCGGCCGCACCATGCAATTCCGCTCCGTCGCCGAGATTCGCGAGCTCATCGCCCACTACGAAGGCAAGGTCGCCGACGAAAACGCCGTCGCCGCGCTCCTCGCTGGCGGCAGCGCCGGCCGCATCATCTCCAAGCTCTAAGCGCCATGAACCTCTTCCGCAAGCTCCTCGGCCGCAGCATCGAAACCGCCGCCGACCGCAGCGCCTGGATCGACACCACCGTCCGCGCTGCTGCCACCCACGTCCAGGCCCAGATCCTCGCCGCCAACCGCAGCGCCGCCCGCAGCTTCGAATCCGCCGAAACCCCCAGCTGGACAGACTCCTGGCCCACCGAATGCGGCGCCATCAATCAAGATCTGCAAGCCCATCTGCCCACCCTCATCTCCCGCGCCCGCGGCTTCGGCCGCAACAACGAATGGGCGCAAAAGTACCTGCTCGATCTCCACGACAACGTCTGCGGCGCCACCGGCATCCGCCTGCAAATGCGCGCCAAGCTCCCGGCCCGTTCCGGCCAGAAGCCCGCCGCCGACACCGAAACCAACGCCGCCCTCGAAGCCTCCTGGGCTCGCCTGTGCAAACAGATCGATGTCGCCGGCTACACCATGCTGCAGGCCGAAAAGCTCGCCCTCGAATCCCTAGAGCGCGACGGCGCCATCCTCTACCGCCTCCGCCCGGGCGCCGGCCCCCTCGGCTTCCAGATCCAGCTGCTCCCCGTCACCCTGCTCGACGTCAACCTCAACCGCGACTGGGGTGGCAACCGCATCCGCATGGGCGTCGAAATCAACGACGACGGCCTCCCTGTCGCCTACTGGCTCCAGCTTGCCAAGTCTGGCGACGCCCCCGCCGGCTACGTCACCTCCGGCCGCCACATCCGCATTCCCGCCGCCGAGATCCGCCACTACTTCGAAGTGCGCGAAGTTGGCCAGCTGCGCGGCATCCCCGGCCTCTCCGCCGGCGGCCGGCGCCTCTGGCTCACCAAAAGCTTCGAAGAATCCGCCGCCGTCGCCAGCGTCAACGCCGCCCGCCGCCAAGGCTTCTTCTACAGCCCCAACGGCGAAGCCCCCCGCGGCTTTGCCGACCAGATCGTCAGCGCCACCCTCGACGCCGCCAAGGCCGCCGGCAAAGAGCTCAGCCCCGACGAAGTCGCCCAGATCATGGCCGCCGCCGAAAAATACAACACCACCGTCCCCGGCCAGTTCGACACCCTACCGCTCGGCTACCAGTTCCAGGCGTTCGAGTCCCAATGGCCCAACGTCAGTGCAGACGCATTCACAAAGTCCAACCTGCGCGCCTGGTCCTCCGCCCGCGGCGTCTCCTACAACACCATCGGCAACGACCTCGAAAGCGTCAATTACTCCTCCGCCCAGGTCGGCATCATCCCCGAGCGCGAACGCTACAAGTCACGCCAGACCGACCTCATCAACTGGCTGCACACCGAAGTCTTCGCCGCCGCGCTCCCCTATCTCATCCTCAACGCCGGCCCCGCTGTCAGCATCCGCCGCCAGGCCGACTACCTCGCCGCCGCCACCTTCCAAGGCCGCCGTTGGTCCGCCATCGATCCCGTCAAAGGCGCAGCCTCCGACGACACCCGCCTCAAGAATCGCACCACCTCCCGTCGCCGCATCTGGGCCGAGCAAGGCCTCGACCCCGACGAGATGGAAGCCGAGATCTTCGAAGACGTCGAAAAATTCGGCCCCCTCGAAGGCACCTCCCAAGCCCAGTACCTTGCCGCCCAGCCCGAGCCCGTGCCCCAAGGCAAGGGCACCGCCTGACATTCCTTGCCTAGAAATGTCATTCCCCACCGCCGAGACTCCACACCATGACCACACCCGCAATCGGCAGCCGTAGCCGGATCGACGGCACCCTCCACCGCAACCTCGCCTGCACCCTGTCTGTGCGCGACGGCGCCGAACTCGGCGACGGCCAGCCCGACGGCGTCCTGCGCCTCCACCTCTCCGTCTCCTCCGAAGAGCCCTATTTGCGCACCAGCTGGTGGGACGGCGACTGGGTCGAAGTACTCGGCCACAAATCCACCGAAGTCGACCTCACCCGCCTCAACGGCGGAGCCGCGCTCCTCGCTAACCACGACCGCTACACCGCCACCGGCAAAACCCCGCTTGCCGCCATCGGCATGGTCGAAAAAGCATGGATCGAAGGGGGCCGCTTGCTGGCCGACGTCGCCATCTCCCGCCGCGAAGATCTCGCCGACCTCCGCCAGGACATCGCCGACGGTCTCGTCCGCAACGTCTCCATCGGCTACCAGATCCACGAGCGCGTCCTCGAAAAATCCACCGAAGGCCAGCCCGACGAATACCGCGTCACCAGCTGGACGCCCTTCGAAATCTCCATCGTCGACATCCCCGCCGACGCCACCGTCGGCCTCGGCCGCGCCGCCCAGGAAGGGCAGGGCGCCCAGCCCGGCCAACCCCAATACCGCGTCATCACCCTCCCGCCCGCCGCGGGTAACACCACCGGAGCCATCACCATGGACGAAAACGAAGTCACCACCCCGCCCGCGGCCGCCCGCAACGCTGCCGACCCCGCCGACGCCCTGCGTGCCGAACGCACCCGCCTGCGCGAAATCCAGGCCACCGCCGCCAGCTTCCGCCAGCTCGAAGGCGTCGAAGCCCTCGCCGAAACCGCCATCGAGTCCGGCACCACCGTCGAAGCCTTCCGCGCCCAGATCACCGGTCGCCTCCAGCAGACCGGCCAGTTCCGCGCCGCCGAAACCCCCGACATCGGCATGTCCCAGCGCGAAGTTCAGCGCTACAGCTTCCTGCGCGCACTCCTCGCCGCGAACGATCCGGCCAATGCGGCCGCCATCGCCCCGTTCGAGTACGAATGCAGCCGCGCTGCCCAGGATCGTCGCGCCGACTCCAGGCCCGACATGAACAACGCCGAGCGTGCCGGCGCCATCACCATCCCCTCCGACGTGCTCGCCCGCGGCATCGAGCTCGGCGAAGCCGACGCCTACCGCGCTGCCCAGGCCCTTATCTCCCGGGCCCGCCGCGCCAGTGCACCGGAAGCCTATCAGATGGCCTATCGCGATCTCACCGTCGGCGCCCCCACCGGTGGTGGCAATCTCGTGGCCACCCAGCTGCTCGGCTCCAGTTTTGTCGAGCTCCTGCGCAATGCGCTGCTGCTCGATCGCCTGGGCGTCACCATGCTCACCGATCTCAATGGCAACATCGCCATCCCGTCCCAGACCGGCGCGGCCACTACCTACTGGGTGTCCGAAGGCGGCGCTCCCACCGAGTCCCAGCAGACTGTCGGCCAGGTCACCTACACCCCCAAGACCATCGCCGCCTACACTGACTACACCCGCCGTCTGCTGCTGCAATCCTCTATCAGCGTCGAAGCTTTCGTCCGCGCTGATCTCGCCGCGCAGGTTGCTCAGGGCATCTTTACTGCTGCCATCAACGGCAGCGGCTCTGCGGGCGAACCCACCGGCATCCTCAACACCAGTGGTATCGGTGCTGTGGCGGCTGGCACCAACGGCGGCGTTCCGCTCTACGACCACGTTGTGGATCTTGAGACCGCCGTCTCTGTCGCCAATGCTGACATGGGCTCCCTGGCCTACCTCACCAACTCCAAGGTCCGGGGCAAGCTGCGCAAGACGCAAGTCTTCACTGGCACCAACGGTGACCCGGTATGGGGCAAGGGCCGCCAGTCCGGAATCGGCGATCTGCTCGGCTACGACGCCCACGTCACCAACACCGTGCCGTCCAACCTCACCAAGGGCACCAGCACCGGCGTGTGCTCGGCGGGCATCTTCGGCAACTGGATGGACTACATCATCGCCATGTGGGGTGGCCTCGACATCATGCTCGATCCCTACGCCCTCTCCACCACCGGCGGCAAGCGCGTCATCGCCATGCAGGATATCGATATGGGCCCGCGTCGCACCGCCAGCTTCGCCGTCTGCAAAGACTGGACCACCACCTAACCCCGTAACCCCATCCACCACCCGGCCGCCCAGCGCGGCCGGTCCGCCGGAGCCCACCATGAAACTGCTCATCCTCGAAACCTGCCTCGTCAACTTCGGTGCTGATGCCGGCGCCGACGTCGTCGAAGCCCCCGCCATCATCGACGTCACCAAGGACACCGCCCGCGCCCTCGTCAATTCCGGCCGCGCCCTCTACACCGCCAAGGCCGACGACCCCGAAAAGGGCGCCCCCAACACCGTCTCCCCCGAAATGCTCAAGGCTGCCCAGGCCGCCATCGCCGCCAAGGCCAAGGCCGCCGCCGCACCGGCGAAGGCCGAAACCCCGCCCGCCGAGTAACCCCCGCACCCCTGCCGCCCACCGGAGCCCCGAATGTCCATCCGTCCCATCTCCCCTTTCTTCGGCCCCTCCGGCGGGCTCATCACCCCCGCAGGCCAGACGCTCAGCTACGACCCCGCCTTCGAAGCCGACCTCGTCAATCGCGGCGTGGCCACCTACGTCTCCGCGCCGAGCTTCCCCGGCAACCGCCGCCCGCTCGAAATTGAAAGCACCCCGGATGGGAGGGTTGACGCTGCAGACGTGGGGATTGCGACAAAAGCAGGCGCGCTGCTGCTTGCGCAGCCGGGTGGCGGAGAAGTGCCGGTCGTTTCCATGCCCAGGGTCCAATCTTCCCCGGCCTCATTG